AACAAGAGTCATGCGGGTACATTAGTAGGGCAGATAGCCCACGGCCAGCAGCTTACAATGGATCACGAATGTGAAGAGCTAAAGGACTTTAATTGGACGATTCAGGGCTTGGCAATGGACTACGTCAAGCAGTTCTGCGCTCAGTCTGGCAATCCACTAAAAGGTAAAAGAGAGGTACTTACTGATGAGCTTTGGTCTGTTCATTCTTACGCTGGCGATTACAATCCCATACATGATCATGGTACTAAAACTATTATGGGAGTCTCCTGCACCACATGGACAAAAGTACCACAACAGATCTTAGACCAGCCTACAGCGGGAAGTCCAGAATACAGCCTATATAACTCTTCTGGCAATGCAGATGGTTGCCTCGCGTTTAGTTATGGTCGTAATAGTTTATTGGATGTAGAGCGGTTAGCTCCCCCGCAAAGTTTTGTAATTAAGCCAGAAGTCGGGAAGTTTTTAATGTTTCCTAGCTGGTTAACACATATGGTTTACCCCTTTGAGGGTGATGGAGAACGGCGCACAGTCGCTGCAAATTTAAACGTATGGAAGGTAGAGGAAGATGGAACAAGGCACTGAAGCAGAAGTTATAGAGGAAACTGAGGTTGTCGAGCTTCCTCCTAATCCTGAAATGTTGACTGCTCGTATGGACGAGCTTAGAGAAGAGATTGGGCAGATTACTAATGTAATTAATGCCAATCAAAAACAACTAGATACTTATGTAGCGGCATTTAACTGGTATGCGCAACAACTAGAAGCGGTTACTCCGGAGCAAGAATAATGGATTTTGTTCTTAATATAATATCTGTAGTAACGGGTATTGTTTGCGCGGCATCGATTATATGCAGCCTTACTCCCACTCCTAAAGATGATGCGTTGATTGGAAGGCTATATAAGATTGTCGAAATTGCAGCGTTAAACATTGGTAAGGCGAAGGAAGGGGCTACAACTAATCCCATTAAGTTTGTCAAAAGGTCGGATTAATGGCTTCAAAAAGATCTCAAGCTAAAGAACCAGCTTCTCAACAGACCTTGAATGAGTTAAAGACTCATCAAAGAGAATGTGCTTTGCGATACGAACGCATTGAAGAACGCTTAGAAGAAGGGTCTGAAAAGTTTAAAAAACTAGAAATGATGATTTGGGGAGTGTATCCATTCATGGTTGCAACCATAGTTGCAGCAAAGTTTTTATGATTGTGAGTTATGGCACTACAAAAACTATTATTCAACCCGGGAATCAACAAAGAAGGAACTGCTTACACAGCTGAAGGCGGTTGGTTTGACGGTAATTTAGTTCGATTCCGAAAAGGTTTTCCAGAAAAAATAGGTGGATGGGCTAAAAACACCCTTAACACTTATCTAGGAACCGGGCGCAAACTTCATGCGTGGGTTAATCTGCAAGGCACAAAATACTTAGGCATAGGCACCCGTGTAAAACTTTACATTCAAGAGGGTGATGCGTTTTACGATGTAACCCCGCTTCGTTTAACTACGAGCGCAGGAGATGTTACTTTTTCCGCCAGTAATGGTTCTTCTACTATTACAGCAACAGACACGAACCACGGGGCAGTAGCAGGGGATTTTGTAACCTTTAGCGGATCTGCAAGTTTAGGTGGTAATGTGACCGCTGCGGTGCTTAATCAAGAGTATGAAATAGCTACTGTAACCAGTGCTAACGCCTACACGTTTACTGCAAAAGACACTTCTGGAGCTACCGTAACCGCTAACGCTAGTGATAGCGGCAATGGGGGCAGCAGCGTAGTTGGGGCTTATCAAATTAACATTGGACTAGATACGTTTGTGTCTGGTTCTGGTTGGGGTTCGGGCACTTGGGGCAGCGGCACGTTTGGATCAGTTAGCGCATTAAGTGCGTCTAGCCAGCTACGCCTGTGGTCAATTGATAATTTTGGCGAAGACATGGTTTCTTGTGTACGAGCTGGCGGTATTTTTTATTGGGATAACTCAGACACTACAGCGGCCAGAGCTAAAGCGTTAGAAGATTTGTCTGGGGCTAATGTACCTCCTACATTAGGGCTTCAAGTGCTTGTTTCAGCGGTAGATCGCCATGTTCTTGTTTTAGGGGCGGACCCCCTTGAACTGCCCAGTAGAACCAACGTGATCGATCCATTACTAATTGCTTGGTGCGATCAAGAAAACATATTGGAATGGGAACCAAAAAGCACAAACACAGCGGGATCTTTACGATTATCTTCTGGTTCTCAAATTATAGGCGGTTTACGAGCAAGACAAGAAACTTTAATTTGGACAGACACGGCTCTGTACAGCCTTCAATTTATTGGTCCTCCTTATACTTTTGGCGTTACGTTAATTAACGAAGGAGTAGGGTTAATTGCACCGGGAGCTGCTGTTAACTCCCCAGCGGGTGTTTTCTGGATGGATCGAAAAGGTTTCTATGTGTACAACGGCGCGGTTAAAAATGTCCCCTGTTTGGTACACAGCTATGTATTTGACGATATTAATGAGTCTCAAAACTTCCAGTTTTTCTCGTTTTTAAACCGGCAGTTTAACGAGGTAGGTTGGTTTTATAATTCTAGCAGCTCTGATTTACCAGATCGGTACGTTACTTTTAATTACTCTGACGGTGTATGGGCTATCGGCCAGCTTGCACGGACCGCGTGGCTTGATGAAGGCATTGAAAACAACCCCCGTGCAGCCGGGTCAGTTAGTGGAACGCATTACATATATAACCAAGAAACAGGAAATGATGCTGACGGTTCCCCAATGACCAACGTGTTTGTTGAATCTGGCGATTTTGACATTGGCGAAGGGGAAGACCTCCAGTTTATTCGCCGTATGATCCCGGATGTTAAGTTCACAGGCACTGCTGCTAGTGGTCAACAAATCAACACCGTCCTTAAAACCCGTAATTACCCCGGGGATTCTTTAACAACGCAAAGTACCAGCGCGTTTACGGCGTCTACTTCCAAGATTGATTTACGCGCCCGCGCTCGTCAGGCTGTTCTTCGTTTTGAATCTGATGATGATGCTTCTACGGCAACACAACTGGGTGTGGGCTTTAGGGTTGGCGGCACTCGACTGGACATCCGTCCAAATGGTCGTCGTTAGTGGCTAGGCTTCTGCAAGGCGTTTTACCGCTAGAACTGGGAGATCAAGTGCTTCCAGACACGTATAACCGTGCCATACGTTCCTTGGAACTTAGCCTAAACAGATTTGATCCTAATGAAACCCCGACTTTTTTAGCTGCAGACCGCGACGAAAACTTGTTTCAAACCGGGGACGTTATATGGAATTTGACGGAAAACGTTCTTCAAGTCTGGTTAGGTAACAGATGGGAGAATATTTCTACTCCTGAGACCGCAGGACTAAGCGCAACGGGTACTTTGGGCACCGTTCAAGTCATTGCAAGTGGCAACATTACCGTGGAGATAACGTAGTATGAGTGCTATGATGTTTAACTTTATAAGTCAAGAAGTATAGTTATGGCCGAAGCTGCTCTTGATTATGATCAATTACTAGACCAACCCCCTCTGGAGATACCCCCGGGCGGGATTGCTAACTTTCTGACTGCTACTAGTGGCTCTTGGGCTGATGACGAGGACATTCCTCGTAGCGGCATTGCCGAAGTTAAAAAGGTGGCGGACAAACTGGCTGAGTATGGTCGTCACGAAGATGAGTACATGGTCCACGCAGCAGAGGGCGAGACTGTGGTCCCCATGGCTGTCTTTGAGAAAAACCCCAAGCTAAAAGAAAACCTTTTTGAGCAGATGCGTATGATGGGTATTGACCCGGAACGCTATGTTGTCGGTAACGAACTAAACTCCATTAACCCCGTCACAGGTCAGCCTGAATTCTTTTTGAAAAAACTTTGGCGCGGCGTTAAAAAGGTATTTAAAAAGGTAGTTCATGTTGTTCTACCTGCTGTATTAAATACCATGTTCCCCGGAATGGGAGCCATGGCGTCTACTGCGTTAAGCAGCGGTATTATTACTTTGACTCAAGGCGGTAGTTTTGGTGACGCTCTTAAATCAGCAGCCATAGGCGGTGCGGTA